TACAACGTAGAGCTGAATTGGGCGCTCAAGGGTTGTTGACTGGCAAGCGTGGTAGGCCTGTTAATCCAAATAGCCCTCGTCAACAACGTGTTCAAGCACTTGCTGAAAAGCGCGCTAATGGTACTTTGAAATTGGGTCGACCAAAAGTTAAAAAAGACTAACTAAAAAAGTCATAACTCAATAAAGGGCCTTCTTTGTGAAGGCCTTTTTTTATTGGTGCGATATCGGGCCGATGGCAGTATGATAGCGGTATGCTAGCAGGCCCACGGCGAGCCGCTGTCAATCGATGCGCGGTTGGTAGGCCGTGGGTGTGTGATGGAGAGAGCGACTCCGAACACTTTTCACCCACCACGCCTTGTATATACTTCTATATCTAACCCACAAGTACTCTTACTTTTTCAAAATGACCCTTCAATTTAAAATCCACAAAATCACAACCAAATCCAAAACAAACTTTTACTTTTAAACACCAAATATATACCCCTTAAACTATGAAATTCGTTGAATCTTGTGTCGTATTATCGACTAAGAAGTAAACCACATGACCTTATGTGAAAAAAAGAAGTACGGTAAAATACCGCACTTCCCTTTAAATTAATAGACTTTATTAAATTTTAATACCCGCCAAAGAAAATTTTACTTTCATTTAAAGATGAAGGACCTTGTTTTTGTTTGTCTTTGGGAGCTTGGTGACCTTTTTCTTTTTCTTTAGTGCCAGCACCTTCTTTAAAGTCTCCAATGCCTTTAATTCCTGCTACTTTACTTTGCATCCAACCAGCAAATGCTTCAATGGCTTCTTTCATTTTTACATCTTCGGCATAAGACATTCCTTCACTAGCTTTATAAAACAAAGCAGGCAACTTGGTAAAGTCAACATACTTGCCTCCAACTTGTTTTTTATAATTGGGATTGATGAAATCATCTTCTTTAAGACTATTCTTTTTTTCAGCTTTTACTTTCATTTTTTCTTGATAAGTAAGCTTATTTTCTACTAAATACTTTTTAAAGTTAAAGTTGTCCATAGTTTTAATTTGACTATAAATATTATAAAATCAAACAATACGTCAAAGAACATTGTGTACTCCCACATTATAAAATCTTTTTTCGAAAATGCCAAATTTTTCTAAAGACCCAATTTTCACAACCAAACCCAAAACAAACTTTTACTTTCAATGAAAAAATATATACATAGTCATGTAGTCTACTTGAGTTAACTCAATATTTATCGACGATGATTTCATTGAGTAAAATTTTCAAAACCAACAAACTTTCGTATATACTTAGGGAAAGTAAAGAAGACGACTTTACTGTAGACGCTCCTAAAGATTGGAACATAAATGACTTAAAAATAGGAGACACCATTGTGCCCAACATGTGGAATCTAGAAAGAATAGAACAAGCCATTTCACAAGACATGATATCATTTCCCAATTGGTTTGCTGAGCCCCACACAATAGAATCTTTTACACACCATGAAGACGTTGCTTTTACTGATGGCACTAAGAGATCTTTATACTTTTTAAAAATATTTTTACAACCCCAATATCAAATAAACATAGACCCTTTAAATGAGTCTCAAGACGAATTCAATATAGACACTCCTAAAGGGTGGGACATTGGAGAATTGAAAGTTGGAGATAAACTTATTCCCGACATGTTTCAACCTAACACAAATTTATATGATTGGGCTTCTAGTTTTGACCTAACTCTTAAAAAAATTGACTTTAGAAACAATAAAATAACTTATATTCTTACCTATGTTAATGGTGAAACAAACACAGGAAAATGGAATTTAGATTATTTTGAAAAAGACTTAGCACCTGGTTATGAATTGAAAAGACCATCATTAAGTGAATCAGATGACGAGTTTACTGTAGACGTGCCTGAAAGAGAAGGTTGGGACGAAACTGAATTAAGAGCAGGACACTACTTCAACATGTCTACAAATCCTGACTTTAGTGGAGTTTGGAACAATTTAGAAGATGTTCCTAAAAGTATACGACATTTCATCAAACAGGTTATATACATAGGACCTAATGTAGGTCAATATAAAAGCCCTGAATATAAAGATCACGTAAATATAATCGCTTACAATTTTCCAACAGATAAAGACAAAAAAGATAAACTTTACGCTATATCTTTTGAAGAATTCAATAAAAGATGGAACAAAATGATGAATGCTTCTGTATATAGTTATTTAGAAGAGTCTCAAGATGAATTTAATGTTGATGCTCCTTTAGACTGGGATGAATATGATGGAAATGTTATAATTACTTATGAAATAGAAAATGAAGGAGAAGTTTATGTTCCTGTAGCAGATGAAGAAGAATTTGAACGTTTAAATCCAAACATTAAAATAAATTATGGTACAGAACCAATTTATGTAGATACTACTTATAAATCAAAATCTGTAAACATAAATGAACTTATAAAAGAATTAGAAAATTATTCTGATGAATTGCTTCCATTTACAGGACCTAAAACAACTGAAAATTTTAAAACATGGATAGGAAATGATGATTATTATTTATCATATGCTTATCAATTTTTAGATCCAACAGAAATAGAAAATAAATATAAAACTGATGATCGTAAGCCTGTTAGAGTTACCAAAAAAATGAAAGAAAACATATATTGGCGTTATGATGATGATATCGTTGATATAAAAATTTTAGACGTTCAATTTATTGACAACATAAATGAAAGTAAAGACGAGTTTGCAGTAGACGCTCCTAAAGATTGGAACGTTATTGAACTGACTGTAGGAGATGAGGTTACACCTGATATGTGGAAAGAAACGCCTGATTCTCCTAATTCAATTCTTCTGACTAGTTTTGTTAAAGGAGGTACTTACAACGATGATGATCTAGATGCTATTGTTTTAAAAATATCTGGAAGGGACTATGAATCTAGATGGGAACTTAATTATATAAATAGTTTGTTAAAACCTGAATATCTAATAGTTCCACCTACTGATTTATATGAATCAGACGAATTTACTGTAGACGCTCCTAAAGATTGGAATAAAATTGAATTAACAGTAGGAAGTCTTATTACTCCTGACATGTACACAGATGAAGCTGTAGAAAGATGGAATTATTTATCTAATCAAAAAATGGGATCAAAAACATGGGGACAAAGTGTAGGTTATTTTTGGACAAAGCCTCAAACAATTTATAAAGTATTTCCTACTTATGATGGTAATTATGACTTAGAACTTGAAAGTGGTTTAACTTTATTAAGTAGTGACCTAAAAGATCAATATTCAATTGTTTCAAATATGTTTGAATCTGAAGATGAATATAATGTAGACGCTCCTAAAGAATGGAATTTTAAAGAATTAGGCATAGGAGACTCAATTGTGTCTGGTATGTTTAAAAATCCAAGATCAAGTAAACGTTTTTGGATGCCTGGAGTATCTGAAATGATAATTACAGAATTTGATCCTCAAAGACAATGGTTAGTAAGAGTAATGCCTAAAGGAGGAAACATTAAAACAGATTTAGAACCTTGGAACATTTATAGTGTCAATCAAGAATTAAAAGATCAATATAAAATAGTATTTCCTGAAGACTTAGTAGAATCTACAGACGAATTCACTGTTGATGCTCCTCAAGATTGGAGTGTAATTGAATTAAAAGTAGGAGACACTATTACTCCTGACATATGGGAAAGAGATAATTTTATTCAAGAAACTGTTACTATTGCAGATATATGGTATGAACCCGAAACTGAGGAAGACTATGGGGGTTATATAGTTCGTTTAAATTTCCCACATGGTAGAATATATGATCTTGATTTAGATATATTAAATGATAATTTAAAATATCCATACCAAATATTTTCACCATTAAATGAAAGTGATGAATTTAGTGTAGACGTTCCTCAAGGTTGGAATATTAAAGAATTAGGCGTAGGTGATATTTTAAATAATACCAATATGGAAATATCAGATGTTAATTTTTCTTATAAAATTACTGATTTTAAGAAAAATGAATTTGGATCTGATTTGGTAGGTATAATTAAATATGAAGTAGATGACAATGGAGTAAAACAACAAAATAAAAAACCTAGTTATTGGTATGTTTCTATGGTAAATAAAAAATTAAAACCTGGATATCAAGTAGTTGTTCCTGAACCATTAAAAGAATCTGATGATGATTTCAATGTTACACCTGATGAAAGTTGGAATGTTACATACTTACAAGTAGGAGACAAAATTACCTACGACATGCTTAGAGATGGTTCTACAGATAAACGGTGGTTTAGTAAAAATAAAGACGCTTACATTGAACTTGAAGATTTTAAAAATGGAATGTATACTGTTAGTCAATACAATCCAAAAGATAACTCATTTTCACGTTATCGAGTAGTTCCTGAATGGTTTAATAATAGTACATTAGATCCTCAATATAAACTTGATGTTCCATTAGATAACCAAGTAAATATGTTTGGTTTAGATGAATCTGATGATGATTTTACAGTAGATGCTCCTAAAGAATGGGGTATTGAAGGACTAACAGTTGGAGATACTTTAGATCCTTCTAATCTTAAAATGCAAAATTTTAGAAAAAAATATGAAATTTTAGGCTTTATACAAAGACCCTGGGGAAATGACGTAAGACTTGGAGTATATGAATTAGTAGAAGAACCAATACCTGGAACTAGAAGAACAAGTAAACAATGGAAACAGGTAAAAGTTTATTATGCTAGTTTAAAAGGTTTAGAAGATTTATTGAAACCTGGTTATGAAATAGTACCTAACACAATAGTAGAATCTGATGACGATTTTACAGTAGATGCTCCTAAAGAATGGAATTTAAATTATGAACAACCTATTAATATTACTATATCATATGAAGAAGAAGTAAGAGATAGAACTGGAAAATATGGAGTTTTACTGAAATCTTATTTTACACAAACTAATTTAACAGAATTAGAACAAATATCTGGTTATAATTTTCCATATGATGAATTAACTCCTTCCAATGTTCAAAAATTTATAATAGATGATCAAGATTTACTAATAGAAATAGAAGACATGGCAGAAAATTCAAATATTGAAGTAATTGAATCATATAATGGTTTTGATTTTGATAATTACCAAGTTAGAGGTCTAAATAATTTTTATGTAGATGTTGAACTTCCTGTGGCTTGATGTAAAATAATTATTATAATAAGGTTATGTGGACTGTAGTTTTAATATCAATTGGTATTTTATTTTTAAGTTTTTTACTTTTAGGGTACATTTCTCCTTACTTTAAAGATAATACAGATATTTTTACAATCCAAAAAGAAAAAATTAAAGAAGTTTTAGTTGAAAGAATTATTGAAAAAGAAGTAATTAAAGAAGTAGAAGTACCTGTAGAAAAAATCATTATTAAAGAGGTTCCTGTTGAAGTAATTAAAGAGGTACCTGTTGAAAAAATAGTTGAAATAATTAAGGAAGTAGAAGTACCTGTAGAAAAAATTGTAAAAGTAGAAGAAAGTGATTGGAAAAATGTAGGTTTAGAACTTTATAACACAACAGATTTAGACTTGTTTCTTGAATTGTTAGAATCTTTAAAAGGAAAAGAAGTTTTACTAGTTACTGATGCTTCATATGTAGTTGATGCTGATTTTAAAGACCATAAATCTTATAAAGGTACTTTAAATAATTTTGAAGTTTTAGAAGGAAGATTTCCTCATCAACCTATAGTAAAATTTAACATAAATGTGTCTTCATTTATTGGAACACCAGTCAATTTATCATGGATTTATGATAAATACAAATTAGAATTAGATTTTAGTAGTACAGAATTAGTTCAAAACTTTCTAAAAACAGGAGTTCTCCAAAATGAATTGTTTCTTGTGAAAAATTAATATTTATATCATATATAATTATGATTAAGTTAAAAGATCTATTGTTAGAAGCTCCTGCTAAACCCGCTCCTGCTCCTGCTAAACCTGAAAGATCTACAGAACCTGATGTAGCTCCTGGAAGACCTGCTAAACCTCAACCTAGAAGAAGATCAGTTCCTTCACCTGAAACTAGTCCTACTCCAGCACCTAAAGCAGAAAAACAGCAAGGTAAAAAAGAACCTGCTCATCAAGCTCCCAAAGACAAAGACAAACAAGGACCTTCTTCAGTTAACGAAGAAAGCGATGTAATGAAAAAAATTGTAGATCGTTACATGAAAGCTTTCAATAAATTAAGTGAAGCTGAATATGAAAAAATATTTGATCCTGAAACTTTAGGTAAATTAAAAGGGAGTGTTGCTCAAAGATTACAAGGAAAAAATCCAATGCAGATTGCAGGTACTATGCAACAACTAGCTATGCAAGTAATGCAGTTAGAAAAAGGAAATGAAGACTTGTTAGAACAATTAGCTTATGATGTTGTATATGAAGCTTATCCTTATTTAAAAAACAATGAAGATGTTATTGAAATAGATGCTAAAATTGTTCCTCAAAATCAAGTTAAAGATGCTTTAAAAAAAGATGAAGAAGATGAAGTGTGTTTAGCTTGTATGAGAAAAGAAGAAGAACAAGAAATGAAAGATGATATCTTAGCTGATTTAAAGAAAAGAAGACTAATAAATGCTATTACTCAGGGTGGTTCAACATTTAGTAAAACTGCTCATTATTTAAAACAAGAATATATCGATATTATTGGTGGAGAAGGAACTTCTGATAAATACAGAGATTTAATGCAAGCTTCTCTTGATATAATTGATTTTATAACTATGATGGCTGGCTCAGGTATGCCTGGTGGTGGAGCTGGAGGTGGAGGTATGGAAGATAGTGCTGTTGGAGCTGAAACAGTTTTTTATGATTTTGAAAAAGAAAAATGGATTATCAAAGCAAGAGCTGTTTGTTTTCCTGTTTTAGTTTTAGAAATTGTTAAAGGAATGTATGAAATCATTAGTTTATTTGGATTTAGTGATTTAGAAAGAGGAGAAAAAGTAGTTAGTAATGTAGATAAAATAGAAAATGAACCTACTGATATTGCTTATGGACAAATGATTACTAAAAATCTTTTTGATTTAATCAATAAATTAGAATCAAATGTTACACCTGATGAAAGAGACGACTTTTTACAAGACATTTATAAATTATCTAACGAAGAATTTATTAAATTAATTACTAACGTTATTAATAATAAGGTTGATACCAATCAAATGAATATGTTGAAAGGTAAATTTTCTCAAATGCGTCAAGATAAAACAGCAGATGATGCTGATAATGCTTTATTTGAAAGATGGGCTAGAATAGCTGGGTTGAGATAATTTGGATTTTTAAATATTATTTATTATAACTAGTCATGTGGTAACACAGACTAGTAAGTCTTAAATTACATACGGAAAACCTATGGGCGGTTCTAAATGGTATGATTTTCCTTAAATCAATATATTTATGCTCAGTTTTTATTAATTAGTTTGTTTTCCTGAGATATGGGGGAGAAAAATAAATCTAAGTTTGGAAATAAATTCCCTAAATGTTATAATAGAAGATATGATAGAAAAATTAATAGAACGAATTCAGGAATACCAGAAAAATAATGGTACTGAATACGAACCACAAATTATTTTATTTAAGTTATCAGGGTGTAACGTATGTAAGTCTTTAGAAACCAATTTAATGGTTGACGGATGGAGTTATGAATCATTTGATTTTATGGAAGATAAACACAGTGATATGGCTGATGAAGTAGAAATGATTTTAAATTCAAACCATTACCCTATTGTGTGTATTACATACCCAGAAACTAAAATTATTATGCCTGAGTCTCCAGTTAGACATGATAAATTAATAACAAATTTAAATACAGAAATATCATTTTATAAACAATTAACACCACATTTAATATGAGAAACAAACGAAACGTACAAAGAACCTTAGGTGAAATAGAAGCTATTCAGTCTTCATTTATTCAGTTTATTCGCAACACTAAACTTACAGAAGGTGAAAGATCAATTTTAGAACGTCAAATTAAAGCATCACATGATGCCTTTGAACAAATGAGAACTTTTTTAAATCAGGAAGATGAAGAATACAATACTCCTGTATTAAAAGCTCCCCAATATAATATTAACTCAGGAAGGTTTTAATTTATGGAACTTACAGCAGAAAAAATACTAGAAAACTGGAATCGATTTCTCTCAATTATAGATCAACACATTTCATCCCCCCGTAAAGAACAATTATTAGGTTTTTATCAAGAATACGAGGAACGATTTAGTCTTATGCCTGCCAGTCATAAACGTGATTATCACAACTGCTTTGCGGGGGGATATGTTGATCATGTTTTGAGAGTTATAGATTGTGCTCTTGAATTAGATAAAGTATGGCGTAAAGTAGGAGCTAAAGACACTTGGACTACAGAAGAACTAGTATTTTCTGCTTTAAACCATGATTTAGGAAAATTTGGAGACTTTGATCATGAAGCCGTAATTGAAAGTACAGATCAATGGCGTAAAGAAAAATTAGGTGAGTTATATCAATTCAATACTAAACTTACTTATATGACTGTTCCTGATCGTGGACTCTGGATTTTAAGTGAATTAGGCATTTCTACAACACAGAATGAGTATTTAAGTATCAAATTACATGATGGTCTTTATGATCAAGCAAATGAACCCTACTTAAAATCATATATGTCTGAAACTAAACCTAGAACTAGTTTAATTTTCTTATTACATCAGGCTGATTTAATGGCATCTAGAGTAGAATGGGAACATGAATGTTTAGATAATTTATATAAAGAACCCGTTAAAAAAACTACTAATTTTCAACCTAAAAAGTCAGCTCAAGAAAAAGCAGTTAGACAATTAGGAAATAAAAACAATGATTTATTAAACGCTTTAAAAAATTTATAATATGGGATTAATAGCAATTATACTTTGGATAGTAACCATTTTAGGTTATGTATTTTACAATCTTTGGCAGAGAATGTCTAAACTAGAAAAAATAGCTGAAGAACAAGCTACTTTTATTAGTCAAACTAAAAATGCCATATCTAATATTACTTATGCTTTTGATAAGATAGATGAAGAAAATGTTTTTAGAAGTAATGATTACGTAGGACAAATGTGGCTTGAATTAAAACAATTAAATGAAGCTCTTAAACAATATCAATAATGAGTACTACATTAGATCCTAACGTGTATACTAAAAAAGGTACGTTAAGAAAAAGAAAACCAAAAAAAGATCGTAATTATTTTACTCAAGAAACAGAAGATGCTATAGTAGAATTTGTAAAAGAAACAGATAAACCTAAAAGAGACAGAATTTATAGAGAAAAAATTCACTATGCTTTCTTTAAATTAACAGAAAATTTAATTCATACTTACAAATACTATTATACAGACAATCATACAGTAGAAGAATTACAACATAATGCTATAATATTTTTAATAGAACGTTTAGAAAAATTTAAACCTGGAAAAGGAAAAGCATATTCATATTTTGGAACTATAGCTAAAAGATATTTTATATTTAATAATGCTAACAATTATAAAAAACTACAAATTCATCAAGACATAACTGAAACTATAAATGAAGAAGAAGGTACTCAAAAAGAATTAATAGTTGAAGCATTTGTAGAAAATCAATTAAGTAGTTTTTTAGATGTTTATGTTAAATACAATGAACAATATTTAATTAGACTTTATCCTAAAGAAAAAGAAAGACAAGTAGCCGACGCTATTTTAGAATTATTTCGTAAAAGAGAAAATCTAGATATATTTAATAAAAAAGCATTTTACATTTTTATTAAAGAAATGGTTGATGTAGATACAACTTTAATAACTAAAGTAATTAAAAAAATGAAATTGTTATATGCTGAATTATACAACCAATATAGTCGTGATGGAGTAGTAGAAAAACTTTTATAAAACCATATTTATTTTAGTATGGATTACAATAAGATTATTTTTAAGAAAAAAACCATAGCTGATTTAATGCAAGAAGTTTACAATGATAAACAAGAAAAAGCAGATCAGTTAAAAAGCATGATTAGTCAATTGAAAAATTTAATTCAAGATGGTGGAGATGCTGTTATGATGGTTCCATTAATTAAAGAATACATGGATTTATTGATTAAAAACGATGAATCTGTTATTAAAATAGTTCAAACCATTCAAAAGTTTGAAGCAGTAGCTGCTAGAACTGTAGAAGAAAATGGTGGAGTTATGTCTGAAAGAGACAAACAATTATTATTTGAAAGTTTAGATAATTTAGGAATTTCATAAAATTAAAAATGTCAGAATCATCTAATTTTAACTCAGAAGGAACTACCATAAGTAATGCTGCTATTAGTAGTGTTGGAAATTCTTCACTTTTTAGTACTTTTAGAAATAGAAAAAAATATAGATATAGAGTAACAAATATAATTAATGATAAAAACGGAAATTGTATATATGTTGAATATGAAGATACTTTTCAAAATTACGGACAATCAAGTATAGCTAAAAGTAATCCTAATAATAGAGCTTATACTTCTAATTTTAATCTTCAGTCAAAACCAAAAATAGGAGAATACATAGATATATTCACATCAGCTGAACCTTATAGTGCTGCTTCAAATAAATCAACTCCTGTTTCAAAAACTTATTGGAATAGTACTGGAGGACCTTTAAATATTTGGGATACTTTTGAAGGAGATAACATAAATTTAGATCCTACAGTTCCTGGACAAGCAAATGATACTCAAATGGCTTCATTAAATGTAGGAAATTATGATAAATCTTTAATAGGAATGGTACCTAAAAATGCTTAATAAAAATGTTTGAAGGAGCTAGTATAATACAAGGAAGAAAAAATAACAAAGTTATTTTAGATGAAACAGGAGGAATTATGGTTAATTCTGCTCAATCTAAAATACTAGTAAATTTTGAACAAAAAACTTCTTTACAGTCTCAAACTCCTGCTACTGTTACTTCTAATTTTGTTGTAGCTAAACCTACAGGAAGTACAAATAATATAACAGGATCTAAAGACATAATTCCTTTATATTATCCTACTGAAAGTAAAATTTCTCTCCCAACAGGATCTTTAATAGATATTTCAAGTATATTTTTACCTGAAGAAGAAGATTTAACTTTAGTTAGTTTATATAACTCAGGTTCTATTTATGTTGCATCATCTATAAATCAAAATATTGATGAAGAACCTATAGGAGAAAGTAGATCACAAAAAGGAGAAGATAGACAATACTCATCAGCAACATCACGTTTATCTAAAAATGAAACTATTGAAATTATAGAAGAAATATTTAAAAAAGTATTAAAGGTAAGTACTTTAACAGAAGGTCAAAAAATATTTGCTAAAGCTTGGAGACAAGCTGAAGGTGGTAATGCTGCTTTTAATGCTTTTAATACTACTCAACTTAAACCGGGTACTACTATTTATAATTCAATAGGAGTAAAAAATTATAAATCTAAAGAAGATGGAATAAATGCTAATGCTGAAACTTTATCTAGTTTAGGTGCTTATGTAGGTATAATAAATGGTTTAAAGAAAGTAAAAACTATAGATGATGCTATTACTTTAGCTAGAAAAGAAAGTAGTTGTTGTATAAGATCAACAGGATTTAAAGATGGAGGTTTTTATACATGGTCTGAAGGATATTATGAAACAAGAATATCAGAATGTGTAGAATATGATAAATATAAAAAAGGACAATCTTATACACTTTCACAACGACGAATAAAAGCTATTCAACAATTTAATGGATGTCCTCCTCCTAAATCTATTGTAGGTAAATATATTGATGCAGTATTAACAAGCTGGAAAAGGTCTGGGGAAAATTTTAACGCAGTAATATGGAAATAAATATATGAATAGTATTTTAATATCATCAGAATTACTTTATATTTCATCATCAGTAAGTGGAACTTATGTTGAATCAGCAAAAGATACTGTTATGTCAACAGCAGATTCTTTTACTATAAATGTTGGTCCACAAGGTAGTAAAAATATAATAAATACTTATAGAGTAAATAGTCCTTACATAGAATTAGGATATCAGTCAGATCCAACATTAACTTTACAAGCAGTTCCTAAAGGTGACATTTTAATTCAAAAATTAGAAGCTATGTTAGACATTATGAATGATATTGTAAATAATCCTGATGAAGTTAAAGCTATATCTGGAGAAATTGAAAATTTAAAGAAAAGTTTATCTGATATAAAATCAACCATAACTAAAACTCACTAATGGCTATAGACATAGAAAAATTAAAAAGCTATCAAACAGGAAGTAGAACTATTATTTCTAGTACTACTACTGTAATTCCTGGAGCTAGTATTTCTAATATAGCATCAGGTAGCTTACAAAAAACAATTCAAAGTGTTTCTAAATTAAGTAGTAAATCTAATGAAATATCTAGTTTTTTAAATGAAGCTAGTATAGCATCAGGTAATGGTCCTTTTAATTTATCTAAATTTGCTCGTGAATTTATTACAAAACAAAATAATGCTGATAAAACTCAAGGTAATACAACTAAAGTAACAGATTCAAAACCTATAACAAGGAAATCAAAACAACTAATAAAAAAAGTAGTAGATAATATTGTATCTAATTATCTTAGATCCGACCGATTACTTATAACTCTTGAAAAACAAATTAATAAAGTTTTAAAACAAAGCAATGTTACTTATATAACTATAGAAAATGGCCAAATTAAAGCTCAACCTATACAAAATAAAGAAATAGATCAAGTTATAAATAATTTTCAAAAAACAATTAATACTTATGTTGAAGCAGTAGATAAATACGCTAGAAGAATTTATAATACTGATCCTATTAGAACTACAAATGATTTAAGAAATAACTTGAGTTTAAATCATATGGTTGATTTTATAAAAACAATAGTATCTATAGCTTTATTAATATTAAACTTAAAAATAAAAATAAGAAAAGCAAGAGACAAAGCAGCAGCAGCTAATGCTTTACTTACAACTCCTCCTCAACCTATAGTAGCGGCATCCTTTATTCAAGCTTCTTTAGTAAACACAGCAGACGAACAGAAAAAATTAGATGATTTAGCGGCTGCTCAAGAATTAATTTTAGGTATAAAAAATAAAATAGATTTTTATGGAGGAAAATACCAAAAATCTAAAAATAAATTATTAAACTTAAAAGCAACTATAGATAATTTTCAATCTCAACTATTCAATAGTGCTTTATCAGGAATAAATAATCAACTAACAGGTTCAATAAGTCAATTATCTACTCAAGTTGATACTAGAGTAAATCAATTAACAGGTTCTTTATAAAAAAATTACTAAATCAATATTTATATAATATATTATGGATACTCAAAAATTTATTAAAATAGTACAAGAAGTAGTTCGTAATGAAGTTCGTGAAACTATTCGTAAAGAAGTTCGTATTGCTTTGAAAGAAGAATTATCTAAACAACCTCTTAAAGAACAATACAATCCAACTATTAATTCTTTAAAAAATAATTTAAAACCTAAATCAACAGGAAATGCTTTACAAGATATTTTAAATGAAACTGCTTATGAAGGTGAATGGAGAACTATGGGTGGTGGAACATATGGAGCTGAACAAGCTATGACCTTTAATTGGCAACAACAAATAATAAATGAATATGGAGGATCTACAGCTCCTGTAGCTAAAGGAGGAATAGAAAATTTTATCCAAGCTAATAATAATGGAGCTCAAGACATAAGACAAGTACAAGTTAATGCTGTTCCTGATTTTAGTGATATGATGAAAGTAATGAAAAATAAAGGAATGCTTTAATGTCTAATAGACCTGTATATCGATATAGTGACATTTCTCCTAATGCAACTAAACAAAGAGAAATTGGAATTGGTGTACAATTTCAACCAAATAGTGTTTTTATTAGTACTTATACTACAAAACAGCAAGTAAAAAATCAATTAATTAATTACATATTAACTAATCCTGGTGAAAGATTTTTTCAACCTTATTTTGGAAGTGGAATTAGAAATATTTTATTTCAACAAGAAGTAGATTTAGAAGGTTTAGAAGGTACATTACAACAAGGAATAGAAAATTATGTTCAAAATATTATAGTTAATAGTATTAATATTACTACTAATACTACTAGATCAAATGCTATTAATATAAACATAAATTATTCTATCAATAACATAACAGACGAACTCAACGTAGAATTAAATCCATCTGAAATATAATGGCTATACAATATATAAATAAAGACTTTCAACAGTTAAAACAAGCTTTAACTGATTATATCAAAAATAATTATCAAAATTATTCTGATTTTGGACCATCATCACCAGGTAATATGTTTAGTGATTTATCTGCTTATGTAGGTGATGTATTATCATTTTACACTGATACTCAGGTTCAAGAAACTTTACTTCTAGAAGCAAAAGAAAGAAAAAATTTATTACCTATAGCATATAGTTTAGGATACAGCCCTAAAGTAACTAGACCATCTACTGTAGTTCTTGATGTATACCAATTAATACCTTCTGATGCATCATCTGCCTATGCACCTGATTGGAGATATGCGTTAAGAATACCCGAAAATTCGCTAATAAATAGCACATCTCAACCTAGTGTATCATTTATAACTCAAAATTTAGTTGATTTTAATTATTCTAGTAGTTTTGATCCTACTGATGTAGCCGTTTATAGTTATTATAGTAGTACTTCAAATCCAATGTTTTATGTTTTAAAAAAACAAGTTGAGGCTTTTTCTGGAGAAATAAAAACTCAAAGTTTTAATTTTACTACTTTAGAACAATTTGCTAAAGTTACTTTAACAGATACTAACATTGTTCAAATTTTAGAAGCAGTAGACAGTGATGGTAATACTTGGTATGAAGTTCCTTATTTAGCTCAAGATACTATTGTAGATAAAACTTATAATATAAGTGTTTATGAACCTAATTATTCTCAATATAATGATCAAGCTCCTTACATGTTGAGATTAAGAAAAGTTAATAAAAGATTTACAGCTCAATTTATTTCAGATACAGAATTAGAAATTAGTTTTGGAGCAGGAACAACAGGAAAAGACTCAGAATTAATTATTCCTAACCCAGATAATGTAGGTTTAGGAATTCAAGATGGAATAAGTAAATTTAATACAGCTTTTGATCCTTCAAACTTTTTTTACACAAATGAATATGGTCAAGCTCCTTATAATACAACAATTACTTTTACTTATGTTGTAGGAGGAGGAAGTGTTTCAAATGTGCCATCAAATGATATAAATCAAATAAACACAGTTAATCCTATTATTAATTCATATGGATTAGATCCCGTAGTTTTACAAACAGTAAGTGGTTCTATTAGATTTAATAATGAAATTGGAGCAACAGGAGGAGGACCTGGTGATACATTAGAAGAAATAAGATTAAATACTTTAGCTAATTTTCCTACACAATTAAGAAACGTTACTAAAGAAGATTATTTAGTTAGAATTTTAAGTATGCCTAGTGAATTTGGATACATAAGTAAGGCATATGTAATTCAAGACTTAAATTTAAATGCAGATAGAGACAATAGACAAGATATAACTCAATTTGGTTCAAATCCTTTAGCTTTAAGTGCTTATGTTTTAACAACAAATTTAGATAATAAATTAACTACTACCAATTTAGCTGTTAAACAAAATTTAAAAACTTATTTAAGTCAATATAAAATATTAACAGATGCTGTAACAATTAAAGATGCTTTTTATGTTAATATTGGAATTAATTTTGAAATACAAGTATTGCAAGGATTTAATGCTCAACAGGTACTTATAGGTTGTATAAATGCTTTAAAAGAATTTTTTAATACTAATTATTGGTCTATTAATCAACCTATTATTATTTCTCAAGTAGAAAATGCTATTTCATGTAATAATGTAAATGGAGTAGCAGCTGTAAAAAATATTGAATTTGTAAATAAATTTGGAGGTAATTATAGTCCTTACACATATGATTTAACTGGAGCTACTTTAGGAGGAATAATTTATCCTTCACTAGATCCTATGATTTTTGAAGTAAGATATCCTGATCAAGATATATCAGGACGAGTTGTTGGAGCATAATATTTATTAGTATATGTATTCTCAATTATTTCCTTTACAAGATACAACTTTATATTCATTGTACCCTGAAACCAATACAGGATTAGATCCTATATTAGAATTCACTAAACCTGATTATGAAAATGCATCTAGAATGTTAATTCAATTTGATCAAGGAGAAATAATAAATGTTTTAAATCAAATTAATTCTACTAAAACAACAGGTTCTTGGGAAGCTTATTTAAGAGTATATGCATCTGAATTAGAAAATTTACCTACTATAGTTCCTATTTTAGTAAATCCTATTTCACAACAATGGGATCAAGGAACAGGAAAATTTGCAGATAGTCCTGCTACAGAAAATGGAGCAAGTTGGGTTGGTCCTAAACAGGGAATTTTATGGAATATAACAGCTTCAGGAGCAACAGGTTCTTACATTTCAGGTTCTATTGGAGGAGGAGCATGGTACACAAGTTCTTTAGTAACTCATTCTATTTCACAATACAGTTTACAAGATCTTTGGATTAATGTAACTCCTATTGTAACCCAATGGTCTTCATCTCTTATTCCTAACTATGGATTTATTTTAAGAGTAAGTGAATCTGTAGAAAATAATCCTAATTACGAATATAAATTAAGTTATTTTAGTAGAGATACAAATACAATATTTCCTCCTTCTTTATTTTTTTATTGGAATACACAAGAGTGGGATCCTAATTTAACCAAATTACAAACAAATCAAGTATTTGATGTAGCTATTGGAAATAATGATGGACTTTATTATCCTGAAAGTAATGTTAGATTTACTGTTGCTTCAAGAGATAAATATCCTCAAAGACAATTTGTAACTCAATCATTATACGAATTTAATAAAACACTTCCTTCTCAAAGTTTTTATCAAATAGTAGATGTAGATACAAATGAAGCAGTAATACCTTTCAATAATCCTGGCACTTTAATAAGTGCTAATAAAACAGGGTCCTATTTTAAAGTAGACATGAATACATTAGAACCTGAAAGATATTATACAGTACAAGTTAAAGTAAATATTGATGGTAGTACTTATGTTAAATCTCAAACTGATATGAAATTTAAAGTATCACAAACAGTGTAAGTTATGGCAACAATTCCAACTCAGAAATTAATATATAGTAAAGAAATAAATAAGGTTTTAGATCCACAGTTTTCAGCTTTGGTTCCTAAACCTGTTGAAGAAATTCCAACGGCAAGTATTCCTACAGTTGATGAATTTTTTGATAATTATGATATTTTATTTTATCAAATTCCTTTAACAGGAAGTAATTCACATGCTACTTTAATTGAAAGAAGTAGTGAGTATGTAGGATTAGATTTAAATGTTTTAATAGAACAAATAAATTTCTTAGAAGAACAAAATCAACAGTTACAAAAACAAATAGACGAATTTAATACAGGAGAATTTAACGAAACTAACGTATAATGGCAATTATTGTAAATAGTATAATAACCAATCCAAGCATTTTAGATCAAAATGAATCTAATTTAGTTGTGTCTAGAGAAATGACCAGATATTTTGGTCTGCCTCAAGATTATATTCAACTGTATATTTACAATAATGTTAATACTTTATTAAATAGTAATACTAATTTTCAACGTTATTCTGTAACTGAAAATAAAGAAATAAACTTTGATCCTGCTATTGATGTTGAAGAAGCAGGATTTAGATTAGGAACTTATAGAATGGTCTATAATTTTCTTAGATCTATTTTAACTAATACTTCTAATCTTAATTTATTTATAAAAAGTATTTCACCAGATAGAACAGAAATAAAATTAGCCTCTTCGATAGAATCAAATGATGTTTTTTATGCTAATACTATTAATTATATCAATTTAGTTCAAAGTAGAGATTATTTTATTGAATTTTATTTAGATTTTGGAAGTAATAATTTAATACCTGCTTTATCTATTGCTGCTGAACAAGATATTTCTGGTAATAGTTATGCTATAATTAAATTAGTTGATCCTTTACCTCAAACGTATGCAATAAATAGTCCTTTAAATGCTGTAGAAAAAATAGTTGATACAAAGGAATATCAAGCTGTTTTAACAGCAGATCCTATAGTACCTCAATTTCCATCATTAAGAGAAGCTAATTTTAGTTTAGATGTAGATTCCGTTAGAATTGGTTCAAGTGATTATTATAATTATAACCAAATAATAACTCAAACCGGATCTAATTCTCAATTTCAACAATTATTAGGATATATTTCCGCTTCCAATCCAAGAATAAATGTTGATTATACAAATTATTCTAATTTTATTCACTTTGGATCAGCTACTCAGATATTAGAAACTTTTAAGAACCAATTAGAAAAAATACAAATTTATCAAGGATACATTAATTCTTTACCTCCTACTGATCCTAATTATATTATATTTACTAATAGAATAAATGGAATTTTACAACAATTTAATGGTTATGAAAATTATTTATACAACGAATCTAGTAGCTATGCTTGGCCTAAGTATCCTGGAGATAAACCTTATGTAAATTATTCTGTAACTTCATCTCAAGCTATAACTTGGTACAATGAACAATATGAATCTGCTAGTTATTATGATGAATTTAATAATGATTATTTAGTTTATGGTTTACCTACTTACTTACAAGAAAGTCCTACATTTGATGAAGTAAAACCTTTTGTTAATTCAATGGGTCAATTATTTGACGACATTTGGATTTACATTAAGGCAATGACTGACTTGTGGAAAGCTGAAAATGCTTTAAATGATGGTATTAGTAAAGATCTTGTAGCTAATGCTTTACAATCTTTAGGCATTCATCTTTATACAGATGGTGATCAAGATAATCTTTATGAATGGTTATATGGAGTAGATTCAAGTGGAAGTTATACATATCCAACTCAATCTTGGCAAGTAGGAGTTACAGCTTCTAAATACACAATGTCTGGTCAAGATGAAGCTAAAAGTATTTTTAAAAGAATTTATGCTAACTTACCTACACTTTTAAAAAGTAAAGGAACTGATAAATTCATTAATTATTTAAATACAGCTTTTGGAATACCTGAAACTATTTTATTTCCAATGGAATTTGGTGGTATAGATAAAACGTCTAATACTGCTGAATACAATTATTCAAGATTTACTTCTGCTTTACAATTTAGTCCTTATAAATATACTTTTGTTGAAAATTTAACGGGAAATCCATATGGAATTGATGGTTTAGAATTTAGATTTAAACCTACTCCATTAAATACTTCTAATACTCAAACTTTATTAGTTGGAGCAAATCACACAACTCCATCAACTGCTAATTGGGGAATTATTTTAACCCCAACTAGTGTAAATGGTTATGATTATGCTAATGTAACTTTATATAACAATGGAATTACTAGTTCAGTTAGTTTACCTATTTTTGTAACAGGATCAGGTGATGACTATGATTGGTGGAATGTTGTTTGGCAAAATGAAGGAACAGGTTCTAAATTTTACGTAAAAAATGAATTAAATGGAGAAATAGGATTTAATGTTTCTGCTTCAAATCCTAATCCTGTTTTTGATAATATTAATACTAGAATAGAATTAGGTAACGTAAATACATTATATGGAACTACTTTACCTAGTATTTTTGGTTCAGGAAATTGTTATTGTCAATTACAAGAATTAAGAGGATGGACTACTGCTTTGAGTGAATCTGCTTTAAATGCTCACACTTTAAATCCTGAATCTTATGTAGGAAATAGTACTAGTTCTGCTTATAATGATTTATTATTTAGATTTCCTTTAGGAAATGATCTGTATACTAATTTTGGAATAATAACAGGATCACAACCTCAACCTTCTTCTGATTATTTCTTATATTTTAATGGATCTTGGAATCAAGAAGATTATGTGTATTTTACTGAACAATATTATACTCAACCTGCTGTAGGTGGATATTCCGTTCCTAATACAGATAAAATAAGAATTGAATCACAAACTTTAGCTACTAATAGATTACAACCATTAAAATCTGTAGTTTACAACAATCCTACTGCTAGTAGAACACTTGACATTCATTTAACTCAAGTAGGTTTTAGTCCACAAGATCAAATAAATAATGACATTATAGCTCAATTAGGTGATACTTATAATTTAGATCAAATTATAGGAGATCCTAGATTTAGTGATTTAAATTATTATCCGGGAATAGAACCTTTACAAGAACAATACTTTGAAAAATATTTATCAGCTTATAATTACAAAGATTTCATTCAATTAATTGAAACTTTTCATAAGTCTTTATTTAGATATTTAGCTGACTATGTTCCTGGAAGAACAAATAATGCTACTGGAGTTGTAATTAAACCTCACATTTTAGAAAGAAGTAAAACAAGAAGATATGAACCTACTATAGATACAGCTTCTTACAGTGGTCAAACTTTAACAGTTAGTATTTCTGGGTCTAATTCAGGTGATTATTGTTGTACTAGAAATTCAACATTTAATGAAGCTTTCTTTGATGGAGAATTTAGTGGTTCTTTAATTCCTGTAGACAGTTATTATGAACAAAATAATCCTTTTACTAGAGCTCTTTGTGATTGTCATCGTTATCAAGTAACAAGTAATCAAGATTTTCTTTATGTTAATTGTAATGGAGAAATATTATTACAAAATATACCGGGACCTGCTTATGAAGTTATTCAAATATATGCTTGTGCTGGAACCAATAATATAGTTTTTCCTTTAGGAGGAGCTCCATATATTCAAGATTTAGGAAGATTTGCTGAGCAACAAGCTTTTGTTGAACAATATGAAGGATGGGATGCTTTAAATAATAATGTAGAACAAAATGTTATTTCTCAATTTAAAAAACAAAGACAACCTTCATTACAAAATTTATTTGGACCTTGTTTTAGAACAAATGTAGGTAATGGATCAGGTTTTTCTGTTAATTTCCAATATGAAGATTGTGATGGAAATACTCAAACAGATTCATTATCATCTTTTAGTGCTAAAACCATTAATTTAATATTAAATTCAGTAACGTTTAATGGATCTAATCCTGCTGCTTATTCTGTAGATTATAAAACAAATTTAAATAATCAAATTACTTCATCTTATCAATGGCAAGATTCTTACTTGTCAGATGCAGGATATATTCGTTCTAGAGAATCAGGTTCAAGTACTACATCACTTGGATTTAATCAAAATATTATAAATAGTCCTATTGGAAATATTCCTAATGTAGAAGAAAGTTTTCCTTATATGCTTTATTATGATTGGGCTACTAGTTCATTATCTGAAAGAGTAAATAGCAATAATATACATATAAGATACTTAATAGATGAAACAGGTAGTGTTTATACTCCTACTTATACTTCATCTTATTATTGGACTGTAGATCAAGGTTTTGGAGAAAATACTCCCGTAGATATTACATTATTTGATCCTTTAACTCAAAGAATTAGTGCTACTAAGCAAACTACTGTATATAGATCTTTAAGAAAATTTGAAACTGTTTTATACACAGATACCGGATCTTTAGGAAATACTTTTTTAGTTAATGGATTTTATCCAACTATGTCTTTCTTAGATTCAAATGGTTTTTTATATGGAGTTAATTTTAGAGTAAATTATGATGGAAGTGGATATACTCCTGTAAATTTTGAAGGTATAAAATTTAATCAAATAATTAGTGATCCACAAGGAGGATGGAATTCTTCAAGATATGTTTATACATCTAAAGGTAATTCTTCTGATCAAGTAAATATATCAACCTATATTACTTTTGAAAATCAATTTTCACTTTCACCAGTTGTAAAAGTTAATTTATATAGAAACACAACATTATTAGAAAGCAAATCAGTAACCGTAGGACCATTACAAACTCGATTTATTTTAATTTCCAAAACTTCAGATTTTAATTTTAGTGATGAATTTTACGTAACATGTGAAGCCACTTTTGGAACTCTTAATGATTTATTAATAAAATCACCATCATATTTTATTATTTCTAATGTTACTAATCCTCGTACTCCTCCTCCTAATGTAACTTCTTCTTATTTTACTAGTAGTTTTAACGGAACTGTATTAACGGCTAGTAATGCTTTAAGTTATTATTATAACCAAGGATTTAGTCAATTATCTTTTACTAGTAGTGGATTTCAACCACCTATACCTTTTACTATACAACGTTATGATCAAATAAGATTTGGTAGCAATGAAGAACAAGTTTATACAATTATATCTTCATCAATTTCCCAATCTTTTACAGCTGGTACTTCTACAGGAAGTTTATGTTTACATTTAGATAGAACACCTCAAGGACAAAATTTAAATTATTTTACTATAAGACGTTTGGTAGAAGAACCTAGCTTTATTATCGTAAATAATAACACAAATGGAAATATTAATTCACCTAAATCAGATATTCAAATACAAGCACCTGGATTTATAATACCTACATATACATCAGAAACTTTGAAAAGTAACATACCAACAATAATATCAAAACTATCATCAGAAGGATTAATTCCTTAATATTTATACTATATAATAATATAAAAAATGGCGTATTTAAATAATGAATTTGTAACAGTAGACGCAGTTTTAACAACTAAAGGTAGAGAATTGTTAGCTCGTAATGATGGTTCTTTTAGAATCACTCAATTTGCTTTATCAGACGATGAAATAGATTATACTCTTTATAATCCAAATCATCCATCAGGATCAGCCTATTATGGTGAAGCTATTGAAAAAATGCCTTTATTGCAAGCTTTTGTAGACAATACTCAAGATATGAAATATCAATTGGTAACTTTGCCAAGAGGAACTGCTAAATTACCTGTATTGAACATTGGTGGTAGAGGTAGTATTAGTTTACAACAAGGAGCTACAATTACTTTTACTCCTACTACATTAAATTATTTGGGTACAATAGAAAGTGTTGAACCATTAGGTTATTTAGTTACAATTTCAAATCAAAATTTAGTAGCAAGTTTTACAGGAACAGGAGTTAATACAACTGCTTTACCAAGCATTTCTCCTACCCCTACAACTTCTGGAGCTCCGTTAAGTATTTCTCAAATAGGAACAGCGTTTACTTTAACAGCAACAACATTAAACGATATTTTTCCTACAGGTGTTACAAAAGTAACAACAACTATAAATTTCTTAGGAAGAAATTCAGGAGCCAGAATTAGCATTCCATTCACAGTTAACAAGAAAGTATAATGTCATACACCGTATTAACAGCCGACGATCAAACAGTAAGTAACGAAATAGTAGTAAGTGCTGCTTGGACCAATAATCAATACACTTTAACAAGTTTTTACACTAGTTCTGTTCAAGAACAAGGAGAAACAGGTAAATTTTATTTAAATGTTTATCAAACAGCTTCAACTAGTACTAGTGCAGAAAATCAATTTGCTATTGCTTATGGAAATTTAAATGGTTCAGGATCTTATTATTTTAATTCAGTAACACCTACCTATACTCCTACTAAAGACATTTATGGACAATATAAAGCTTTAATTTTAGGAGATGAAAATAGTAAATTTAATTTTGATTATGTTAGTGGTTCTGATGATTTTGTTGTTATTTCTGTAGCTAGAAGTAGATACAAACAAAGTTTTAACCCAGGAAGCTTAACATTGAATTTACAGAATGGATCAGGTGTTATTACATTAACAGATAATAGCCAAGTTCAAACATCTGCTACTTTTATTAATAATACTCAATATTATACTTTAGTAAGTGGAAGTCAAGGAAGTGTAGTAAGTTCTACTCCTACAGTTTCTGGAAGTTATGGTTATGTATTTCCTGATATGGGTTTAATTATGTTAAATCCAAATGCTTTACAATTACCTTTTGTAAGTGGTGGATTAAATGTTTCTTGGAACAGAACTCCATCTTCTACTACTCCTCCTAGTCCTTTTTATAACTACAACAATCGAATTGCTTTCAATTTAATAAGCAGCAGTGGAGCTTTTAGTTTACAATCATCTGAAGTATTGAGTAGTAATTTTCTTTTCTGTAGAGCTAGAAATGCAGAATACAACTATACAGCTAATCCTACTGTTATTGATAACGATGGAAATTTAATTTATAATCAGTTAATTTATTCACCTGTTACTTACATTACAACTGTAGGTTTATATAATGACAGTAATGAATTGTTAGCTGTTGCTAAATTAAGCAAACCTTTACAAAAAGATTTTACTAAAGAAACTCTTGTAAGAGTTAAATTAGATTATTAATGTCTGATACCGCATTAAAAAGATTAAATGTAAGTGACGTATTTACCATTCCTTATGAAGCAAATAAGTTATGGTCTATACCATCATCTAGCTTTGAAGATGATGGAATATTTTTTCAAATAGGAACATACACAGATTCTCAAGACAAAACAACTTACACTTACTCAGATCTTTTATATAAATCGGTATTAGCAAATTATTATCCTACTTTTTATCCTACATTTTCTCACAGTACTGCTAGTTACAGTCAAACTATTTATTGGTCAACAAATTTAAGTACTGCTAGTTATAGTGGTTTACAAAATATAGGAAATCAAGTTACAACAGAAAAATATTTTCCTACTACTAGTGGAAGTTTTATTTATACTTTAAATATTCCTACTAGTCTCTATTCAAATAAAATTGTTCCTACTACTTTTGAAATGTATGTAAGTGGAGGAAAAATATATGATGATGGAGAATATAACTTAAGATGGTCAGGTTCTAATCAAAGTAGCAGTATAAATACAATAATAAGTCAAAGTAGTTATGTAGGAAATTTATTTTATGAACAAGGATTAGGAGTATTAACCATAGTTCCTAATAGTATTATTCCTCCTCCACCTATTTCATATGATTGGGTAGTTATATGGATGGAAAATACAGGAGCCGGAGGAACACCAGTTTGGGGAGGTACTTATAGCTATGTTAATGATTCTAATATTAGTGCTTCTATTAATCTTGGTCAAGGAATATATAGTAATGTACTAGGAGCTTTATTTAAGAAAAAATCAGGAACAGGAACCTGGACAGTAAATGTAGGAACACCTATTACGTTTAACATTCAAAATCACGTAGATCAAAGCCCAATTCCAGCAGATGCTAAATTTATATTTCCTGCCGGTTCTACAGGAGTTATAGCTGTTTTAGGAAGTGGAGCTGTAATAACTTATACTTCTCCTTTACCTAGTCCTACAGATGTTTATGGATATGCAGTATTAGGAAATACAAGTGGAGATGGAATTCAATATGCAGGAGTATAATGACTAGTAGTTTATACATATCAAATATTCAATTTAAAAATAGTTATACACTATATGAACAAAATATGATTTGTAGAGTAAAAGACTATGAATTTAATACTAGTTACAATCCAACTTTATCAACAGGTTCTGTAGGATTTATTTATGAATCAGCTTCTCTTTGGATTACTTCTTCTACTTTACCTTACAATTACACTGGAACTTATTATACTTATCCTGATAACCAATTAAAAGACTTTGCAACGGCTAGTTATTTTAGTCCTTATGTAGGATCAATAGGTTTTTACAACGACTCAAATCAACTTTTAGCTGTAGCCAAAATGTCACAACCTGTTCCTTTATCAAACGAAACAGACATAACATTTATAGTTAAACTAGACTGGTAATGAATACAATCAACAACATGTGGTACTCATTTAAAAATGAGGGCATAAAATACTACACAGAATTAACAGATTTTCCTGAAAATACTTATGGATTCATTTATAAAATTACTCATTCTGAATCAAAACAGTATTACATAGGAAAAAAAGTACTTTACAACACAACTAATGTTAAATTAGGAAAAAAAGAATTATTAAATTTACCTACTCAAAGAGGTAAAAAACCTTCAACTAAACAAATAATAAAAGAAAGCAATTGGCGTAATTATTATGGCAGCAATAAAGACTTTTTAGAATACATCAAAGCTGAAGGAGAAAATAATTTTAAAAAAGAAATACTTCATATTTGTCAAAATAAATTAGAATTAACTTATTGGGAAACTCATTATTTATTTATAAACAACGTTTTATTTGATGAATTAAGCTACAACAGTAATATTTTAGGAAAATTTTATAAAGGAAAACTAATATTATTAGATCAATCATAATTTGGTTTTTTTAGGTTTTCTTATTATTATATTAATAATGGAAAACATCTTGCTTCTAAATTGTTTAGAAAGTGTTTTAGGAAAAGGAAAAAAAAGTAGTAGTGGTAACTATGCTTTTCATTGTCCTTTTTGCAATCACCATAAACCTAAATTAGAAATTAAATTACAAACTAATTTAAAAGGTGAAAATCCATACCATTGTTGGGTTTGCAATGTAAAAGGTCTTCAACTACCTACATTGTTTAAAAAAACAAAAACATCTAGAGAAAAAATATTTGAATTGAGAAGTATTTTAGGTGTTAGTCCAAAAGAAGACTTACAAAAACAATTTACAGACGTAAAATTACCAAAAGAATTTAAACACTTAATAGCAGACACAAGTTTAGAAGCAAAAATAGCTAAAAGTTATTTGAAAAAAAGAGGAATAACAGAAGTAGAAATAATAAAATACAACATAGGACATGCAACTAGTGGACGTTACTCTAATCATATTATCGTTCCTTCTTTTGATGGACATAATAATATCAATTATTTTGTTGCCCGTAGTTTGGATCATAAGGCTTATAGAAAATACGACACACCAGAGTGCAATAAAAACGAAATTATTGGCTTTGAGGCATTCATTAATTGGGAAATGCCTATTATTCTTGTGGAGGGGGCATTTGACGCAATGGCTGTTCGTCGCAATGCTATTCCTTTGTTTGGCAAGACACTTTCTAACGCTTTAATGAAAAAACTCGTTGAATCTAGCGTAAAAACTATATATATCGCGTTAGACATTGATGCTAAAAAAGACGCGTTAGATCACGCGCAAACTTTACTGAATTACGGTAAAGAAGTTTATTGGGTTGATATGAAAAGTAAAGATCCAAGTGACTTAGGTTTTGAACAATTTACTAAATTATTACATGATGCTCAACCATTAACTTTTAGTGACATCATGATGTTAAAAATGAATATATGATAGAAAAAGGACACAATATTGAAAAACATCCTTACTTAAAAAGGATTGTAGAACATAAAGGAGAACAAATCAACTTTTTAGATAGTAGATTTTACAAAACAGAAGATGGACAATACTATCCATCAGTAACTTCTATTTTAAACTTTTATCCAAAAAACAAGTTTTTTGAAAGTTGGTTAAAAGATGTTAGTCACAATAGTGATATTATTGTTAGAAAAGCAAGTGAAGAAGGAACTCAAGTTCACAATGCTATTGAAAAGTTTTTAGACGGTGAAGAAATCATTTGGATGGATGAACATAAACATGCTAAATACTCATTAGATGTTTGGAAAATGATTTTAAAATTTTCAGATTTTTGGAATACTTATAAACCAGAATTATTAGCTAGTGAAATTCACTTATTGAATCATGAACACAAATACGCAGGAACATGTGATTTAGTAGTAAAAATTGATGAAAAAGTTTATCTTTTAGACATAAAAACATCAAATTCATTACATACTAGTTATAACTTACAACTGTCAGCTTATGCTAAAGCATGGAATGACACTTATCCTCAAGAAAAAATAGATGGAGTTGGTGTTCTGTGGTTAAAATCAAGTAAAAGAAAAAAGAATAAAGAAAATTTTAATGGTGAAGGGTGGGAAATAGTATTTCCTGACAAATCAATAGATGAGTATTTTACTATGTTTAAAAATATTTATGAAATATATTTATTAGAAAACCCAAACCAAAAACCCTTATTTGAAAGTTTACCTACTTCAGTTAAGTTAGAACAATAACATATTTATTGTTATGATATCTCTGCGTTCTATGTTATTAGAAGTGTATGGTAGTCCTAAAGCTATCATTTTGTCAGGCGCAGCTGGAATAGGCAAATCAACTTTTGCTGATCTTTTAACTCCTTACATTCCTTCTAACTTTAAAGTTTTTAATCCTGATACTTTTAATCCTGAAGATGATCCTAACAAACCTAATATATCTAAAAATTCAAAAATAATTAGAACTCAAGCTATTCCTGGAGCTATAAACAACAAAGAAAGTTTTATTTATGACACTACAGGACAAAATTTTGAAGAAACAGCAAAAATTATTTTGGATGCTCAAAAAGCAGGTTATAAAGTAATGGTAATTATGTTTTATGGAAGTCCTATTATTAATTTTTTAAGAAATTTTAGTAGAAGTCGTAAGCTGCCTAAAGATGTAGTATTAGACAACTGGGCTAAAGTTTACAGAAACATACAAAACTACAAAAACGTACCAGGAATTGAGTATCTTTTAGTTCAAACTGAACTTAGTCCTGCTGAAAAAAAAGAAGCAGCAAGATTTGAAGGAGCACTTAAATCAAAAGAAATAGAAGAATATTTTAAAAATTTAATAGCAACCGATCCTGATAGATTTAAGTCTAGTTTTAGCAAACCTAAAGACTCAGGAATAGAAAAAGCTGAAGACTTGCCTGATCCTGAAACTTTAAAAGCTAGAGAAGAAAAAAAGAAAGCAGCTGAAAAGAAATTTAGTGATACTATTAAAAATTTAAAAGATCAATTTAAAGAAGTAGAAAAATACTTAAAAATAATAAAACCAGTAGACTATAAAACAGCAATAGGAGCAGTAAAAACATTTGCTAAACCATGATAGACGTAAAAGAAATAGGAAAACAAATAGGAGAACAAATAGTTAAAGAACCAATGATGTGTTGGTACCCTGGAGGGTTTAAGCCACCTCATAAAGGTCACTTTGCTGCAGCTCAACAATTAGCATCTAAACCTTATATTACTCAAGTTAATGTATTGATAGGCCAAGGTATTAGAGACGGAATTACTGCTGAGCAAAGTAAAGCTATTTGGGACATTTATTTAAAAGCACAACCTAATCCTAAAATTAAAGTTGCAATTTCACAAACTAAATCGCCTATTAGAGACATTTATAGATGGTTTGCCGATGATTTGGAAAGAAAAGCATATGTAGCTGCTGCTGGAAAAGAAGCTACTGATTTAAAATACTTTGAAAATTTAAAAGAAGCTTTTGGAGACAGAGTATTTGAAGAAATAATTAATGATGAATTTGTAGACCAAGATGGAGAACGAGTTAGTGGAACTGAATTTAGAGCTACTATAAATCGTTTAAAAGAAACATATAATGCCGTTAAAGCTAATCCTGAAGATAAAAGAGCTTTAAATGATTATAATACTACTTACAATTATTTTAAGTCTTTATTCCCAGAATCTGTTATTCAAAAAGGTTACTTTGATGAAATTCAAAAGGTACTAGGAATAAATTACCCTCCTCCTACTTCATTACAAGAAGACTCTCAACCCAATCCTAAAAATCAGCCTAAATGGGTTTGGTTAGAATATAAAAATAAAGAAAAATTAAATCCTTTAATATTTGATGAAGACGAAACAATAGACGAAAAAGTAAAAGAATTATTGTTAAAGATTGCTAATTATTTTTGGGAAAATTTAGAAATTCCTGAACCTTTTGAAGACGTTGTTTTAATAGGAAGTAGTGCTAATTACAATTATACTCCTACATCAGACATAGATGTACATATTATTGTTGATTTTAATAAATTTAAAGATCCTGAATTAGTTAAGAAGTATTTTGATAAAGCTAAAGCCAATTGGAATAAAGTACATGATTTAAAATTAGGAAAACACAATATAGAGTTATATGTTCAAGATAAAAATGAAGAAAAAACAGCAGATGCTGGAATTTATTCATTAATGAATGATAAGTGGATTTATAAACCAACTTATAAACCAATAAATATTCCCAACAAAGACATAGAACAAAAAACAAAATTATTTAAACAACAAATAAATAAACTTGTAAAGCAAGGCAAAGACAACCCTGAAAAATCAATAGAACTTATAAATAAAATAAAAGAACGCATTAAAAACTTTAGACAAGCAGGACTAGATAAGGCTGGTGAATATTCTATAGAGAATTTAGCGTTTAAAAACTTAAGAAACACAGGTTATCTTAAAAAATTGAGTGACTTAAAAAATCAATTGATAGATAAATCACTTTCTTTAACAGAATCTATTGATAAAAATTCTCTGTTTAACAATTTTATGTCTTATGCTTGTAATGAACTACAAATTCAAACACCGCCTACCCTCGAAATCAAACACATGGTGGGAGAAGAACAGCCCTCTTTTGGTGCTTATCTTCCCTCTGACCATCATATTTTTCTTAATCCTATTGGCAGAAATATTGTTGATGTACTCCGGACATTAGCTCATGAATTGGTTCATGCCAAACAAAATGAATTAGGAATACTTACACCTACTTCAGGTGAAACTGGTAGTGAACATGAAAATGATGCTAATGCTATTGCAGGTATTTTAATGAGAGATTATGGAAAACAAAATCCCGACATTTATAATATTGGAGTGTTACAAGAACAAGTTACAAAAACTTCTGTAATTTGTGATAAATGTGGCTGGTCTTGGAAGAAAAAAGATGGCGGTAAAGATTTATATGTTTGTCATAAATGTGGACATGATAATAATCCTAAATTAAATGAAGTAAAAAAAAACTTAAATGAAAATGTTGCAGGAATTGATAATTTTTTAAATAAAACAATTCAAAAATTTCCTGAAACAGAAAAATACAAAGATACTATTGAAAAATTTATAGAATCATCAGGCGTAAAAAAAATTGAACTTAGCAATTTTAGTTTTGGTTATGATAATGCTTTAGGTTTATCATTACATGATGGAGTTTTATTAAACAATAAAATATTTAATTTAAATTTACCTACATTTTTATATGTAGTATTTCATGAACTTGCTCATCAATATCAATTTAAAAAGTATGGAGATGACAAAATGTATGATTTATATAGAGGAAAAATTGATGTTAAAGAAGCAGCAGCTGCTATGAAAAATATTGAATTAATAGCTGATGAATTTGCTGTAAGAAAAATAAGAGAATTTATTAAATTAGGTCTGTTAAATAAAGAAGATGAAATAAAAAACCCAGTTTATAAAAATATTCCTTTATCTCATTTTGAACAATTGATTAATTTATTTGCTAAAAAATTAAAAACAAAAGGAGCTAAAAATCCAGATGAAATATCTGATGTTATTTATAATACGGTTAAGGCAAATCTTATTAAAAATGTTTTTGATAAAATTAAAGGAATGTTACAAGAATCTAAAAAAGACAAACAACAAATAACAAGAATTTATTTTGATTTAGATGGTGTATTAGCAGGATTTGATAATCAGTTTAAAAAATATAATAAAGATGGTTTAGATTTTAAATCATACATTAGAGAACATGGTAGTAATAAAGCATGGGACATAATTAATAAAGCAAAAACTAAATTTTGGTCTGAAATGCCTTGGAATCCTGGAGGAAAAGAATTATACAATCGTGTTATGGAACTTGCTAAAGAAAAAAACATAGAAGTATGGATTTTATCAAGTCCTGGTTTAGATCCAAATGGAGATGCTAAAAAGGGTAAAGATGAGTGGGTAGATAAACACTTAAACATTCCTAAAAATAGAAGAGTATATAAACAAGCTAAAGACAAACACACAGAAGCAAAACCAGGTTACATGTTGATTGATGATATGGGTAAAAATGTTAGTGAATTTATAAATGCTGGTGGAACTGGCATAAAAAACAACCCAGAAGACTCAACTGAATCAATAAAAAAGTTATATAAATTTAAATATGAGTAAAGAAACCCTACTAAATAGACAGTTTACTGAACGAGAAGTTCAAAGAATGCGTAACATTGTTACGAAAAAAACAAATGATCGTACCCATATTCAAGCAGGTTATGAGTCTAACATAAAAAGAAATGAGGGAGACATTTGGGAAGAAAATGGTAAAACATGGACTATAAAAAATGGCATAAAACGTACTGTAAGTAAAATGGCTAATTTTAAACAAGAAAGTATTATGCCTCTTTGTTGTCCTCAATGTAATGAACCCTTAGCAAGACAAAGTGAATATGTAAAACACATTTATAAACTAATGCATAAATGTCCGAAATGTGTAGCCCGTGAAGAAAGTGATTTAAAATTACAAGGAAAATTTGATGAATATGCATTGAAAATGCACGCTCAAAATCATTTAGATTTACTAGAAAACACAGAAAAAGAATTTGATGATTTTGTTAATAATGGTTTTGAAACATTTATGACTGAAAATGGAGAAGTAGAAACTTGGGATGGTAAAGGCTTAACACCAGAACAAATAAAAGAAACTAAACAGTGGATTGCTGAACAGAAAGCAAAAATTACTACATATTTATCATAAACTAATATTATTCATATGCCATACAAAGCTAAAGGAAAATGTGTTTATAAAAAAACCAAAGAAGGAAAATTAGGTGCTAAAGTAGGATGTACTAAAGGATCTGTAAAACAATATTTAAAGGCACTTTATGCCAGTGATCCTAAAGCTGCTAAAAATGAGTTGGCTCAAATAGTAGAAGCTTTTAATGTAGAAAAGAAAAAAGAAACATTAATGGGTGAATTAGCTGAAATGCATGATAATGTTAAAAGCATGTATGAAGCTATGGATCATGAAGGTTATGAAGATACTTTATATGAAGTAGAAAAAATGCATCAAGAAATGAAACGACTCTACGCTGAAATAGCTAAATTAGAAAAATAATATGAGTGAAATTAGTCGCATGCAAGAATTAGCTGGTTTAAAAGAGCCTAAGCAAGAAGTTACCTTAAATCCTGGTTTAGTATTTAAATCAGAAGGTTTAAGAAACAATGCTGCTAAATGGTTATCTAATCCTGCTAATTATTCTAAAATGGCTAAAGAAGAAAAAATGTCTAAAGCTCCTTTTAATTTTGAAATGAAAGACTCAACAGGAATTGAATTTCCTTTGAGTAAAAATAAAATAAAAGCTGAAAGATTAAAAAAAATAGTAGAAATTTTACGCAAAAAAATGCCTAATGTATTAGGTGCTGAAACAACTGAATATAAAACTAATTAAAATGAAAGATAACTTCGACATATATGAATGGAGAATACAACAAGCTTTAAAAGAAGCTGAATTTGATCCTAAAAAATCTGATTTAAATAAAGACGGTAAATTATCATCATATGAAAAAAAGCGTGGTGAAGCTATTGCTAAAAATATGGATGAACAACCCGCTAAAATGGTTCATGATGCTGAAGACTTAGAAGAAGACTACAGCTTAACTGAAGACGATTGGATGCAACGAGACGACGAATCAGACATGGCACACAGTCAACTTTATGCTATTAAAGACTTAGCTGGAGAATTGTGTAATATGATTGATGATGGTGAACAATTAGACGCTTGGGTACAAGCTAAGTTAACTAAAGCTGAAGACTACTTAAACTCAGTTTACAGATATTTAAGTGGAGAAGAAGCTGAAGTTAAAAGAGACATGAAACAAGACATGGGTTACGAAGACGACGTTATTTTAGGAGCTCAATTCATGGAAAGAAGAGGCGATACTGACTTTAGAAGAGCAAAAGCTGCAAAAAGACTTGGCACTCAAGGTGAAAAAAAGATATTTGGTGCTGGTGTTGCTGACGGTAAAAGAATCGAAAAAGAAAAACTATCACGTCGTAAATAATGAATATTAAAACTTTTCAAAAAATCTTTGATGAAGAATATCAAAAATTCCGTACCCAAAAGGAAACGGATAAAGCCTTTATTGAAAAGTTCAACACAGAAACCGACAAACCTGTTCCTACTTTTGAAGAAGATCCAATAGGATACATTTTATACAGTTATCCTACATTAAAAGAATACTTAGAAAAACTTTTAACTAAAGACTTTTTAGACTATGTAACAGGTATTTACGTAATTGCTCCTATTCCTACTACTTTCAAAATTATATTACATAACAACCAGTTTTTTTACATGATTTATATGGGAAGAACTTGGATGGCTAAAGTGTCTGGAAAAAAATACTACTTATTAAATGTAGGTGAAAGAGGAAGAGCAACAGAAGCTATAGCTCGTTTATTAGCTATGGGAGCTCCATTAGGATTAGCACCTTCTGGTGAAGCTTCAGAAAGCGCAACAACAGAAGTTCCGTTACCTTCAGAAGGAAGTAATCCTTTTGCTAGTGCTGAAGCAGGAACAGAAACTCCACCAGCTGGAGAAGGCGCACCACCCTCTGAAGGTGGAGGAGCTCCTTTAACAGAATCAAAAAAAAAAGTCTTATTAGAAATAGGTAAAAAATATCCTATTGCTTTTCGTATTGCTTTAAAACAAATTTTATTATTGGAAGGTTCTATAAATCAAAACAGTGCTAAAGTAGTTCAAAGAATTTTAAGTTCTGAAGAAAATAAAGAATATGGATTTACTCCAATGACTAAATCTTCAAGAGTAGCTAATCCTAATAAAATTCCAACAGAACAATTTTTAGATTTACTGCAAAAATTATATCCAGAAGCTGACATTAAAATTATTCCGCCTAAAACAGGTATAAATCAAAAACCTTTTGGCAGTAGTAAATTTCCAATGTATAGTTTTGACACAGAATATGGTCCTGTAGGCATTATTTTAGCGTCAGGAATGAATAAAGGTGAAAAATACGAAAAAGAATTTGTAGAAAAAATGAAAGCTAATGTTGGTAAAAAAATTACTGACATAAAAGACGAAGAATTAGTACAACTTTACGATTATTTAGAAATAGATCCGTCAGCTTTAACAGAAAAAGACATAATACCTGCTGGAAAAACAGACACAAAAAGATCTATTAATTTCGATAAACCTGAAGACATTGGAAATAAAATAGCTGACATAATTATTAAATACAGTGGGCAAGATTACAACATTTCTTTAAAAGATCCTAAAGGAGACTACATTTATAATGGAGGAAATGTTAAATTTATAAAACAAAATAAAGAAGGCGGCATTTATTTTGATGAAGAAGCCTTTATTAAAGACAATAGTCCCATTAAACAAATATTTGAAGTAACAGGCATTAATCCTCAAAGAATAGCTGAAGGATTAGAAAACTATGTTAAAAAAGAAGGTTTACCTTCACAATGGGAAACAATACAAGATTATGATGGCATTAAACTTGAAAAAATGTTAGCATCAAGTTATGGATATGGTTATTATTATGTAAGACAAGTAAAACCTGGCGAACTTTTAATAAAAGACATTAACAGTGAAGACGATATAACACAGTTAATAGGAGAAGTTAAATCAGTTAAAGTAAAATATCCTAGCATTGCTAGTAAGTCTTGTGAAGCCAGAGTAGAAACTAATAGTCCTGAAGGAGGACAAAATACTTATCAAATAGACATAAGAAATTCAGCTGGAGGTATATTACCTTCAATAAAAGTTAAATCAATAGGAACTAAACAATGATAAAATTAAGCAACTTACTATTAGAAGACACAAATTGTTCTAATTGCAGTAGACCTAAAGCACCTTTACTAGTAGAATCAACAAAATCAACAAGTTTGTCAGAACACATGTTGTATCATGTGTACAACAAGTTGCCTTTAGTAGAAAATACTTTTAGATATAACAGTGAAGCATTTTTAAATTTATGGCAAGAAGCTCGTTGGTTACACGAAAACAAACAAGTAAAATTTCAAGGAACTGACGAAGAATTGTTGAATGAAACTGACTTAGGTCGTTTTGATTTTTATCAAGGCGAATTAGTTCCTTTAGATCTTTTATTAGAAGATGAATCAATGGGAGCAGCCGAAGTAAACTCTATTACAGATGACCCTATAACAGAAAAAACAAAAACTGACAAAAAACAACCAGCTTTAGGAAAACCTAAACGTGGCGGTGCTAAAAAGTTCTATGTTTATGTAAAAGATCCTAAAACTAAAAGAATAAAAAAAGTAAGTTTTGGTATGGCTGGAGGCGGTTTAAGAGCTAAATTAAACAATCCAAAAGCACGTCAAGCTTTTGCTAAAAGACACAATTGTGCTCAAGCTAAAGACAGAACAACGGCTCGTTACTGGTCATGTCGTCTTCCAAGGTATGCGCGTCTGTTAGGATTTAAAACCACTTTTAGCGGTTATTGGTAATATTTATAATTATAGTACCATGGACAAAAAAATTTTACTAAAGAAAATTTTATCAGAAGCTGTCAAGAGAAATCTTGAAGAAATGCCTCAAATACAAAGATTCTACACATTAACTGACGATTGGGAAGAAAAAGCTGAAGGTTTAAGATCTTTAGGTGGCATTAAAGTTCAAGATGCTATTTTAAAATTAGAGTCTATGGAAGACATGAATTACTTCACAAGAAGTGACATTCAACAAGTTTTTAAATTTGCTAGACCTCAAGGCGCTAATAATTTTATTAAAACTCTTCTTCAACAAGGTGTTATTATGCCTGTAAGTGGTGCTAAAGTACAAGCTAAAAACTTAGGTGTAGATAGTGATGCTGATGACGAATTTAATGTTTCTGCTTTACCTGGACTAGACATTTCTCAAGGAATTGACTTAGAAAGTGCTTTGTCTAAAATTAAAATTGAAAAAAATACTCCTTGGTTTAATTTTATAATTAGAAAAACATATAAAGTTGAATTGCCTAGAGAAGAACAAAGAAAACTAGCAGTACAATATGGATCTTTAGCAAAAGGTTTATATGAAAAATACGGAGTTATGACTTATAATGTGCATGAAATACATTATAAAACAACACCTTACAGATTTTTAAAACCTTTTTTAGAAAAGAAACACTACAAACAAATTCCTAGTGATGAACCTATTGTAATTAAAAGAGGAACATGGCAAGAACCGTCAACAAAATACAAAATAACTGATTTATTTCCTACTGTAGACGATTTTGAAAGATTTGTTGAAAATAATCCTAGAAGTTTTCAAATAAAATCAAAGCCAGCCAATTTTGATGAAATGGTTAGTAAAATAGAAAGTGATGGTGGCACATTAGTTCTAACAAAAGAACAAAATGGAATTACCACTAATAATTACTTATCATGATTAAACTAACTAGTATAGTACATGAAATATTACAAGAAGATCGCTGTAAACGCATAGCAGATCGTCGTTATTCTAAACCTTCTGCTTATAAATCAGGTGCTATTGTTAGATGTCGTAAAGGTAAAATTTGGAAGGGGTTAAAAGAAGACATAGATCCTAAAGAAGCATATAATGCTACTAGTTCTTTACAAACTATTATAGACAACAAAAGAAATGTTGGTTATATTGTATTAGATGAAATAAACAGTCCTAAAACTTTTTGGGAAATAATAGAAGAAAACAATTTAAAAAGTTTAAAAGTAAAATCAAAAGACAATCATGATGTTTACATAATCCACAGACCCGGTTATGAAAAAGACGCTGAAGAATTAAAAAATTTAGCTGAAAAATATGGAGGATATTTATCTATTAACGCTACTGATGATGAAACAAGAAGAATAGGTGAATTATTGGGTTATAAAAAAGAAGCTATAGATAGTTTTATTGAAAAAAGAAAAAACTTAAACGAAGCTAAAAAAGAAACACTTCGTACTTGGTTTAAAAGAAAAGGAGCACCTGGAAAAACAGGAGGTTGGGTAGATTGTAATACTTGTCGAAATGGTAAATGTAAACCTTGTGGTAGACAAAAAGGAGAAACTAGAGCTAAATACCCATCATGTAGACCAACACCCAGCCAGTGTAAAAGACCAGGTAAAGGCAAAACTTGGGGCAAAACAAAATAATAAAAATAACTAAAACAATGAATATATTAGTAACTAAACAAAATAACATGGAACAATTTGCAAAATTGATATCGTTCTTATTTCATTCTAGAACTCAAGCACATATTTTTCATTTACAAACAACTTCATTTGCTGAACATAAAGCATTAAATGATTATTATGACAATATCATTGATTTAGTAGATGGACTAGTAGAATCTTACCAGGGTAAATATGGTATTTTAAAAGGATACTCAAGCTATCCTAATTTAGAATACACTGACAAAAATAGAGTAATTATGTATTTTGAAGCTTTAGTAGAAAAAGTTTGTGCTTTAAGAGATTCTGTAACAGATTCGTATCTCCAAAACCAAATAGATACTGTTATGGAATTGTTAGAGTCTACTTTGTATAAACTAAAATGCTTAAGTTAATAGACATATTAAATACTATACTAGTAGAAAATGATCCTAAAGTAGGAACAGGTAAAAAACCTAAAGGATCAGGTCGTAGATTATACACAGATGAAAACCCTAAAGACACAGTTAAAGTTAAATTTAAAACAGTTCAAGACATAAAAAATACTTTATCTAAAGCCTCTTTTAAATCTAAATCACATGCCCGCCAGTCTCAAATTATTAATTTAATTCACCAACGAGTAAGAGCAGCTTATAATAAAGCAAAAAATCCAGATGTAAAAGCAAGATTAAAACATGGTTTAGCTTACATTACTAAAAGAAAAGAAGCATCTAAAGAAAAAACTAAACGTTTAAATAAATGATTAAATTAAAAGACATATTATTAGAAGCTAAACAAGTAGGCAATTTATACCACTTTACCTCAATATTAAACATATTTAATATTTTAAAAACCCAACATCTTCTTCCAAATACTGAAAATCAAATATCTACATCCCGTTCTTCTTCTCTAAATGTTTCCTCTTTTCAAGATGATAAATCAGATACACCTCAATGTCGTTTAATGCTTGATGGTGATAAAATAAGTAATAAATATAAAATTCAACCTTTTAAACACTTTCCCGATGAAGAATCTTTTGAAGAACAAATAATTGTAAATGGTAAACCTTTTTATTTTTTACCTTATTTAAAAAGAATAGACATCTTTACAGGGAATTCTATAAAAAATAAAGGAATAAAATTAATCCCTAAACTTGTAAAAGAATTAGAAATATTAAATATACCTTATAAAATATATACTACATCTACTACTAATCAAAATTCATATCTTCAACCAAAAACAGGTAATCCATCAAACATTAATTTTCCTAAAAAAGTTGAAATACTTACTTTAGAAGATCTCTATTACCCGGGAATGAAATTAAAAAATATAACAACATATCGTAAATCAATTTCTGATTCAGGATATATTCCTTATTTAGAAAAAGTAGCAGAATCTCCAAAATATCCTGGATATTATATAAAAACAGGATTTATGAGATATGCTGATGAACTAGATAAATATTATATCCATTATAATAAAAATGGACAAAAAATAAAAGGTATTAAAATGGTACCTATACCTTTTTTAAATGATAAATCTTGGTTATCTAAATTTAAATATTTAGATAATGTTTACACAAAAAAATTTACTCCTGGCACTCATCCTGATGCTTATCTCCTTATACCTAAAAATGAAGTAAATATTTAATTATAAAAATAACTAAACGTTTAAATAAATGATAAAATTAAAAGACATATTAAGTGAAGCTAAAACAAAGTTTGAAGACTTTAGTGAAGCTCGCATGAATGGAGCTAAAAAAATAGCAGATAATGCACACGAAAAAGGAGGATTTGCTTTATTAACGTGGCATCATTTTAAAGTTAAATTACCATATTATAAAAAAGCTACTGAAGGTAAATTAGACTTTGAAGAAGCTAAAAAAGAATTTGATGAAACTTATAAAAAAATTTCTTTAAATATGGATCAAATTGAATTTCAAAGAGAAGTAGGTCGTTTAGAAGTTTTAGGTGAGTTAATTATAAAAAATAAAAAATAAATATGGATAACTTTAATTTAAGAAAATATTTAGCTGAAGGTAAATTATATGAAGCTGCTATGGCTTGTCCATTACCTACCCAAAATTTAGAACTCAATACTAAAAACAGAGACTCAGCTATTAAAGCTGATTACATTAAATATGGTCCTTTAAATGTTGATGAACCAGGAAATTATTGGGAAGAATTAGCAGAACACTGGAACACAACAGTAGAAGCTGCTCAACAATCTTTATGTGCTAATTGTGCTGCATTTGACATTTCTCCAAGAATGGAAGATTGTATGCCTGGCCCAATATCAGATAATGATGGTAGACTAGGATACTGTTGGATGCACAGTTTTAAATGTCATTCAGCTCGTACTTGTAGAACGTGGGCTAAAGGTGGTCCTATAGTTAAAGATAGTATATCTTATGAGTGGCAAGAGCGCAAAGAAAGATGAAACCCTATACAGACTTAGAAGTTACAGACACCTATATTATTCGTGAATTTAACGAAAATATAGATCCTATAGAATTAAAATGGCATCGTGATTCTACGAACCGTACTGTTGAAATTATAGGTGAAACAGATTGGAAAGTACAATTAGACAATCAGTTACCTACGTCTATGAATCAACCTATTTACATTCCTAGACACAAATGGCATCGTGTTATTAAAGGAACAGGAACACTTAAACTAAAAATAAATAAAAACTAGTATTTTATAAAAATAATCATATTTATTACCAGCTATGATTATTACTACTTTTGAACAATTTAGATATCTTCCTCAAAATAGAGGAAAAGATATGAAAACCATATACAACGAATGGTTACTTGAAGAAAGTAAATTGGTTTATTTAATGGAGGCTATTCAAATGATAACTCCTATGACTAATGGATTAGTAGGACCTGCCGGAGGTACAGAACCTGGTCCTGAATCAACTCCTCAACAAGAAATTGTTACGCAAACTGGAGTAGCATTAATAACACAAAACGGAATTTATTTAACAACACAATAGAATGTCAACAATAAAAATTTCAGACTTACCAATAGCTGGCGCCTTAACAGGCACAGAGGTATTACCAATCGTTCAAAGTAACACAACTAGTCAAACAACTGTTCAAGATATTGTTAGTTTAGCAAGCGGAGCATCATCTTTTCCTTACACTGGTTCAGCTAGAATTACAGGAAGTTTAATAATCACTGGTAGCTTAATAGTATCTGGTTCAAATACATTTAGAAATGTAGGACCTTTAATTACGGGAGATCCTGGTAATTTTGCTACAAATGATTCTTTAGCTCAAGGATATCAAACATTAGCAACTGGTTCTTATTCACATGCTGAAGGTAATCGAACTACAGCTATAGGAATAGGTTCACATGCTGAAGGAACAGGTTCAATAGCTAGAGGTCAGTATTCACATGCTGAAGGTGAATTAACATCTGCTATAGGAAATTATTCCCATACTAAAGGTCGTGGAACAATAGCATCAGGAAGTCATTCACATGCCGAAGGTTATTTTACAACAGCTTTAGGTGCTTATTCATATGCTGAAGGATATAATACAACAGCCGGTGGTGTAGTTTCTCATACTGCTGGTTGGGGAACCATAACTAATCAAGATGCTCAATTTGCTGTAGGTTATTTTAATGCCCTAATATCAGGATCAGCCCCTTCAGCATTTATGGTAGGTGTAGGAAGAGGCCCGGATGATAGATATAATGCTTTAGAAGTGTATGATGGTGATTATCAAGGAGGTATAGTAAGTAAAATAATTATACGCATGCCTTGGTTGCCTACATCTCCTGCTGGATTACCATCAGGTTCAGTTTGGAGAGATACATCAACTACTCCTAATACTTTAAGAATATTATAATTAATAAAATATAATTAAAATGTCAACCGTAACCATACCTAATCTTCCATCAGCCGGTGCCTTAACAGGTACTGAAGTACTACCAATCGTTCAAAATAACACAACTAGTAAAACCACAGTTCAAGCTATTGCTAATTTAGCAGGAACTTTCCCATATACGGGCTCAGCAAAAATTTCAGGATCTTTAAAAATAACAGGATCTGTAGAAAATGGAGAAAACAATATAGCTATAGGAGCTTATTCACATGCTGAAGGATATCGAGCAACAGCATTAGGAAGTTATTCTCATGCCGAAGGTATTTCATCAACGGCAGGAGGATTAGTTGCTATAGGAACTTATTCCCATACTGAGGGTAATAACACAAAAACAGGAGTATTAGGAACGTACTATGCTGAATCTGTTGTAAATGGATTAATAACTTTAACTGGTTCTTATGGTGATATTAGTGCAAATTTTAATGCTGATAATAATTTAGTTTTAGATGATAGAAATTATGATGGAGTATACTCAGTATCTTTATTTAAAATAAGTCAATCATATTTTAATTCTACAAATACTATTGTTGAATTATATGAAACTTCTGTAAATACAACAACAGCTTTGGTTAATGATTTAAATAATTTAGGATTTGGTAATGGAGGTTATACTATGGCTGGAGATTTTTCTCATGCTGAAGGGTCAAGAGTTTTTGCTGTAGGAAATTTTTCACACGCTGAAGGATTTGGTTCAATAGCTTTAGGACTTAGATCTCATGCTGAAGGTGGTGGTCAAACAATGACTATAGGAGATGGTTCTCATGCTGAAGGAGGAGGAACAACAGCAGCTGGACCCGGTTCTCATGCTGAAGGAGTTCAAACATTAACTTTAGGAGACAATTCTCATGCTGAAGGATATGCTACAACAGCTATTGCTTGGTTTAGTCATACTGAAGGATATGCTACAACAGTAGGGTCAGGATATGGAGGTCATGCAGAAGGTTGGCAAACATTTGTTGGAGCAGGAGGAGGATATGCTCATGCTGAAGGCTATCAAACAACTACTTTAGGGGCATATAGCCATGCTGAAGGATTAGGAACAGTAACTAATCAACAATACATGCACGCAACTGGTAGATATAATGCTACTGGTTCTACATCAGATTATGCTTATTTTGTTGTAGGAAAAGGAACATCTGACGGAGCCAGATCAAACGCTTTTAGAGTAAGTGGATCGGGCCAATGTTTAGCTGGAGGTACATTTACTAATGGTGGCGCTGACTATGCTGAATATTTTGAATCATTTGGTGGGAATGCTATTCCTTTAGGAACAGTGGTTGAATTAACAGGAAGTTTTATTAAACCATGTACTGTAGCTGAAAATGCTATTGGTGTTATTTCAAATAAACCTTCTGTATTAGGCAACAGTGATGAAGGAACTGCTGATGAATGGACTGGAAAATACAAGAAAGATATTTGGGGTAATTATGAAATGGTAGAAGAAGAATATCAAGAAGTAGTAGGATTTGAACCTATAGAAAAAGAAATCCAAGTATTTATAAAACTTGATGAAAATAACAATCCTATCTATAAGACAGAAATACAAAAAGCAGGTGCTACTCCTATTTACGAAACTAAAACTAAAATGGTTAGAGCTTTAAACCCAGACTATGATCCAACTATTGCTTACATTCCAAGAGCAGAACGTCCTGAATGGAATGTTGTAGGTTTAGTAGGACAAATTAAAGTATTAAAAAATCAACCTGTTTCTAGCAAATGGATTAAAATGAAATCTATAAGCAGTGAAGTAGACTTGTATTTTGTAAAATAAAATCAATAAAAAATAAAAAGAGAGCTCCAATATTTGGAGCTTTTCTTTTTTTAAATATATTATAAGAAATGGACAAAACAATTTACCAACTATATTTAGAAATGATTGTTAAAATCATTAAAGACACTCCTAATGATCAAGAATTAGGAGAAAAAATAAGAAAACTATATAATGATTTAATTAAACAATAATATGGAAATAAAAAAAGTAGATTACAAATTAGTAAAAGAAACTTTTGAAGAAATCAAACCAGACTTATTAGATGAATATGCTACTTACTATGGTTGTTTAATTAAAAATGAATTAGTTGGAATAGTTTCATATGTAGAACAAGAACATGTAATTTACTTGTGTCATGCTTTTGTTAAAGAAGAATACAGAAACCAAGGAATATATAAAATGTTATGGAATTACAGAGACGCTAAAATACAAGAAACTGGAAAAATACCTTATGCACATTGTAATGTTAGCAGTTTAAAATATTTTATCAACAACGGATATAAAATAGAAAAAGCATTATTTAAAGTTATAAAAGAAAAATAAGTATGACACAGCCAATTAAGGCAAGTTTAGTATTTCTATTATTTAATATTTATTGTAAATAATGGGAAGAAAAGCGGTCATTTCTTACTTTGCTCAAGAAACAGAATTTGCTCAGGCAGCTGACATTTCTGTAAGTAGCTCGTATTCTAATCAAGCTTTAAGTGCGAGTTTAGCGGATTTTTCTGTGAGTAGTTCGTATGCAAATGAAGCTTTGAGTAGTTCGTATGCTTTAACAGCTTCTTACGTAGCTAACGCGTCTTCTTTTCCTTTTACTGGATCGGCTGTAATAACAGGAAGTTTAACAGTAACAGGTTCAATAACAGCAACTGGAGGATTTACTGGTTCTTTATTTGGAACCGCTAGTTATGTTGCTACTGCTAGTTTTGTAACTACTTCTTCATTTTCTACTACAGCTAGTTATGCATTAACTGCGTCATACATAGACGGAGGAACATTTTAATTATGGGAGAAATAATTCCAATAAATAAACAAATAGATGGATTCTTCTTAAATTCAATTGAAAAAATCAATTGGAATGAAGCTAATTATAATTGGAATACATTTTATGCAGACCAATATTATGCAGCATACATACTTGAAGAATTTGGAATAACTATTCCTAATCCACCTAATGCTGTACTTTGGAATCATGCTGTTTTATTAAATATTACTTTTATTGAAGGTAATGCTCCTCCTGAAACTTTTGATCAAGGAAAAAAGAAAAAATTAAAGAAAAAAATAAAGTTAATATTTATGGTAGACGATATGGAATCGGTCTTTGAAAAAGAAAAGAACGATGAAGTTAAAGTCGAATTTAAAAATAAAGTAGAAAATATTTTAACAGAAAAGTTTGGCCAAAAAATAATATTAGAAAATGTTCAAATTATACACAGATAAAATCAACACGTTTAAATGTAAAGTTGAAATAGAAGGAGCTTCTGAATCAACAGCTTTAGCTCGTTTAATTGTTGAAGGTGAAAGTCACAATTTAATGTTTGACGGAAAAATTAAAGATAATATCTGTGAAGTAAACCTTGGTAAATTTAAAAACTTTGACAACTTTAAAAATAAAGGTTCTATGAAATTAGAAATTATAGCAGATGACACTTATTTTGTTCCATGGAAATCTGAATATGAAGTAGAACAGTCTAAAAATGTAGTTGTTGAAATGATAGAAGAAAAAACTCCTTCAAAACCTCTTGTAGAAGTAAAAGAAGTTTCGTATACTGAAGATAAACCAAAAACTAATATTAAAGTTAATTCTGGTAATGACGGAGAAAAAATTTATAATTTGTTAGTAGAAAGAAAAGTAAAACTAAATAACTATAAAAATTTGAAAGGAATGTTGAAATACAACCCAACAGCAAAACAAATTGTAAAAGGTTATTTAAATGAAAATAAAATCTCTGGCCATAAATTAGAATCAACTTTAAAATATCTAGCAGATAAATTTTAAGTTGAAAACTAATGCCATTCACTTCAGGATCATTTAATTCAGGATCAATAGCTGATTTTACTAACACAGCCATAAGTAACACTTATCAGCGATTAGTACAAACTGATGGCACTTTATTAGCAGATGGCACAGGTAGTATTTTAAATAACTTAAATCTTCCTAATTTAAGTGTTAGTGGCAATTTATATGTAGGAGGCACTTTATATGCTGAAAATACTGTAACAGTTACTCAATCCTATTATTCAGGTTCTAATATATTTGGTGATCAATTAACAGATACTCATCAATTTACTGGTAGTATTTTATCAACAGGATCAAATGTTTTTAATGGAACAAATACTTTTATAGGAATAACAGTAGCAACCGGATCTTTTACAGGATCTTTTACAGGAAGTTTGTTTGGAACTTCATCTTATTCTGATTATGCTATGAGTGCATCATATGCTTTAACAGCATCATATGTTCCAATAATCGATGGAGGTACATTTTAATATTTATATCAAATGGCTTTAATATTCAAAAATACAGGTCAAGGCGGTAATATAACTATAAAAAATAATGGGTTAGGAGGTAGTTTAAGAGCTATTGAAAGTACTAGACCTATATCATCAGGTATTGCCTTTAGAGTATCTACAGCCTCAAGATATACAAGTGCTAGAACAGGGGATGCGGGATGGAGATGGCAAAACGGATGGTTTAATTATACTCCTCCAACAAATCCAAAAGTTATAGCAAGTTTAGATTATAATACAAGCGGTGGTAAAGCTATTTTACAAACACCTTTAATAGTTAATGGAGTTTCAAGTACTATTAGATTTGTATCTGTAAAAGGTACGCAAGATTGGACTAGCACAGGACAAAATGAAAACCTAATAACCATCGATAAATTATCAGGACTAGGAATATATCGCCCAGCCACTTCATCACAGAACTGGGAAAGTCAAATTGATGCTGCTTTAGCATTAAGTGTAACAGTAAATGGTATTCTTTATAGTGACTGGTATTTGGTATCGCTTGAAGAATTTTACGATTTATTTGATGGTTTTGCTGTTGGAAACAATTTTGTTGATCCTAACACAAGTGCTATCTACAAAATAAATGATGGAGGAGCTACATACGTAAGTAGTGAATATAGAAGACGAATATTTGCAGGAGGATATACATCAGATACTGCTATTGATAACAACCGTGGAATATTCATAACAAAAGACACAAGAAATTTAATTAGCGCATAATGAATTATCAAATACAAATACAATTTACAGGAACATACCAATTAGATTCAACAACAACCTGTGTTGATCCTTTAGTAATTGCTTACAGTGGAGCAGATGATTTTATAGACTCTGTTAATTTAACTTGTCTGTTTAATTCCTCTACATATTCTTATATTAGAGATATAGGAAGTTTTAATTACATAGATGAATGGACAAATCAAGATGTAATTGATTATATAACTAATTACATGAATTCAATCCAAATAAATTAAATATTTATACTAAATGAGCAGTACCATAATAATAAAAAATAGCGCAACATCAGGAAGTGTTCCTTCATCTTTGGTACAAGGTGAATTTGGTATTAATGTAACCGACGGTAAATTATACTACGGAAGTGGTTCAGGAAATGCTGTAAAAGAATTTAACTCTGCATCTTATGCAAGTTTTGCTGTAAGTGCATCACATGCTTCTACTGCATCATACCTTAACCCATTAACACAAGATGTATTTATCACAGGCTCTCTAAATCTTTCAGGTTCAGAAACAATAACAGGCTCTTTATCTATCTCAGGATCAGGAAGTCTTTTATCAGTACAAGGTGATGAAGTTATCATTAGTGGTGATTTAATTGAATTAACAGGTAGTTTAAAAGTTTCAGGAAGTATAAGTGTTGCTAATCTCAACCCAGGTTCTGTGTTGTTTATAGGAAGTAATAATGAAATAACACAAGATAACAGTAATTTTTACTGGAATAATATTACAAATAGGTTAAGTATTGGTACTTCAACAACAACAGCAAATCTATACTTAAAAGGACCTTCTAATACAGTATCAGATACTATTTTTAGAGCAGAAAATTCATCTTCTACAGGAGGAGTAATTATAGACGGTACAGGAAATGTTGGTATTAGAACTTTTTCTCCTAGTTTTACATTAGATGTAAGTGGTTCAACAAGAATAACTAATGGTTTAACTATAACAGGCTCTCTTATAGTAATAACTGGTTCTTCTGTTGAATTTCAGGTTCTGAACACAGGAGTAAGAATAGGTAATTTAATAACCGATGTCCATACAGTTACAGGTTCATTAGGAATTAGTGGAAGTGTTATTGTAACAGGTAGCATATCTGCTACTTCATTTACAGGTTCATTATTAGGTACAGCCTCCTTTGCAACTAGTGCCTCTCATGCTTCAACTGCCTCTTTTGTAAATCCTTTAATACAAACAGTTCAAATAACTGGTTCTTTAACTACAACTGGTTCAAATACTTTAATAGGAAA